CCATTTTTAAGGTGAGTCTTATCACGTCTTCGATGTTATCGACTATCCAACGAATGACCTTAGATATCACGTTAGTTGGTGATGTTGAAATATCTGTCAAGAGGGCGTAGTACCAATCAATTTGCGCGATAGAGTTCAGTTTTCTCTCAGTTTCGTCGTGTTCAGTTTCAGGATCGAAGTAACGCTTAAATCGCGATGCTATCGCTTATGCTCCAGAACAAATGCCATTGATTAAGTCTCCGGCGCTTCCCTGTTCCACAAAGTTCTTTGTCGTCATCCGTTTTAAACAAGCGTCTAAAGATAGCATTGGTTCAACCGTGCGTTTTGGGGGGGGAGATGGTGATGGATCCCTAAACATTGGAGGTTCTTGAGCTGTTTCTGAACCTTTACTAATTAGTCTAGACCAAGTTGCGTCCAAAGATGTTGGTGTCATAACAACAGGATTTAGCCTACGCTGCCTGAGCAACTCAGTTCTCTCATCCAAAGCACCTTCGCGTAATCGCAGTTTTTCTCGAATAAGCCAGACCAACTCACTGTAGGTACACTGTTTTACCTTGACTTTGTCTTGGAACAAAGTGAACACGTATGGGTCCGTATCCAGAGCATTTTTAGGAAGCGTTGGTCTTTCGACCAAAACCTTAATATCAACGCGACGTTGTAAGGCCAAGGGATAGGTAATAGATTTAGCTTCGAAATCTTTTTGGTTTGTTGTCAATATGACCAGCTTGGATCGGAAATAGCTCTTAGCTTTAAGCGATAATTCTGCCATTGGTAAAGGAAATGGAGCTGTGTTCTTGATGCGGATAGTGTCTAGGATCTCGGGACTCGGGGCAGTTGGAGAGTCTACTAGTTGCATGAAATCATCTAGCAAGAGAGTTTCTTGTCCATTATAACCATCCCAGTAGGCGGACCCAGGATTTCGAGTAAAGATGTGGTTCGATACCAGATCGTCAGGTCCTGACCAATCAATAAGATCATGCATACAGTCTTGGGTAAGAATTTCGACCAATGTTGATTTTCCAACTCCAGATCCTCCATAAAGTTGGATCAAAACGGGTTCTAG